GCCGGGCGAGGTGAAGCTCTAATCCATGAAAGCGAGCATCCACCGACCGCATGCGTCACGGCCTCACTGTTGCGCGAAATCCAACCCCTAGGGCCGAAAGGCATTGAGGACGCCGGCGGGCTGCCAGCGTTGGCCCGACAATACGGCGTCAATTACGGGACGTTATCCAACCACATCTCGAAAACCGGCAGCCTGACCCCTCGGGGTGAAGCCCTAATCCATCAAGACAAGCATCCACCGACCACACGGGTCACGGCCTCACTGTTGGTGGAAATCCAAGCCTTGGGGCCGAAAGGCATCAAGGATGCGGGCGGGCTGCCAGCGTTGGCCCGAGAATACGGCGTCAGTTACGGGGCACTACGCGGTTGCGTGCGCTCAAACGGCGAGCTGACCGCGCTAGGTAAAGCCAGACTCCGTCAACAGCAGCCGTGAATTTAATGCACATCGCCATTGGCCGATTCAGACGTTGGGCGGCCGAGGAAGCGCTGCGCCGCCGCCTCGAGCACCGATTGCCCGAGAATGCCGATTGCCGACGCGACGCCAATCAGCGCCGTTGGCTCCAGTTCCTTGAACATGATGAGAATCGCGCCAGCGCTGGACGACAGCCCGGCCCCGATGATCATTCGGCCGAGCAGGATGCGCACGGTCAGCCGCTCACCGCCGACGAGCAGCTTCCCCAGACCGATCGCCGCGCCGAGCACCACCAGCGTCAGCAGCTCCTTTTCGTGTGCGTTCAACTGCATACCCCCTCCATCAGCGCGCGAGCTCGAAGTGCACGCCGTCCTTCAGTGTTTTCCAATCGCCGCCCCACACGATGGGAATGCCGAGTTCGGCCGCGGCCTGCTTGAACGCGCGCGCGATGTCCTCGTAGTACTTCCACTCCCATGTGCCGGCACCGCGCACGTAGGCAATGACGTCGACCGCATCGCCAGTCAAGTGACGGCTGTTCATCGTCTGGCTCTTCTTCGCAGCAACCAGCTCGCGCTGGCGCGCCTTCGTGCGCAGCCCTTCGGTCACACCGAAATCGACCGTCGAAAGCTCAAGTGCTCGTCTTGCCAGGCTTACCAGCGATGGCTTAACCCCGATTAGATTCACTTCACTGCGTCGACTAAATTTGAATCCAGATACAGGCATACGCCTCTCCCAAGGACAACGGCCACTCAAAGGCGGCCGAACATAAAAAAACCGCCCGAATCAGGCGGTTTGAATCAACATGCTGCGGAAGTGGCCCCCCGCACCCGGATCGATAGCAATCGTAGATTCAGTCATGCGCTGTTCGGCAACGTCGGCCACTGCACGTCGAACGGGAACCCCGGTTGTTCAGGGATTGCTCGTAGTGCTTTGCGATAGCTCCTCAATGCGGCGACCAATTCCAGATTCTCATCATCCGCCGCACGTTCAATCAGCACGTCAGCTTGTACCAGCAGATCGTCGCGCCTCTGCCGAATCTGGCGACTGGCCTCGCTCAATTCGTATTCGTCTTTATATTCTGGCCACCACGCAACCAGATCTTCAGGAGTCGGCTGTGGAATATCCGCGGGCCGCCACAACGGAACCCAAGACGGTCCGCATTGTTCCCATTCCCCGGTCTCTGGAATGCGGCGCAGCGGGTGCGATGCCTCCCAGTCCACATAGCGCACGAGTTGCGGAAACTTTCGGGTAATGACAAAGGCAGCTTGCTCAACATCGATGGTCAACATTATTGGTTCCTCAATACAACACCGACCCGCCGGATATCTCGAAGATCTCCGACTTGATAGAGTCCACACATCACAAATGGCGCCGGAAGAGCGGCTCCCGCTGCGCTGCCCACGCCCCCCCTACCGAAATCCTGTACGTCTGAGTCCCACTGCACGCGCGCGCCTGCAACCGCTCGATTTTCAGAGCGGGCGTACAGGTCATCGAGAATCGCGTTCAACCATGCGCCACGGAAACTACAGAGAAGGTTGCCATCCGGGTGCAGCACCGAGCCGCCCACATGCAGGCTGCCCGATTGCCACGTTTCCCCGGCGTCGCTCATGCTCCAAGGAACGCCGTTGTAAGCGTTGTTGATGAACTCAATGCCGCCCTCATCCCTTGCTCGAATGTAGGTCGTAGCGTTTTGTCCCGGTCGTCGATTCTGAAGCGCGAGATCCGCCTGCCATCCGTCGCGACCGATCCAAGGTCTGTCCTGAAGCATCGGAGCAGCAATACTGACGGCGTAGTCCCGCACCCACTGCTGCGTCACATACGCGGCGAGTTGCCCGGCGAATGCGACAGCACCAAGGTCGGTATTGTCGACCGTGATGAATAAGCCACTGCCATCCTTCGCCCACCCGATCTTGATGATGTTCTGACTTTGTCCGATACCCGTTCCCTGCTGAACCGGGGTATAGCCCAACGCATCCTGCTTCTTCGTCGTGGCCTGTGAGACGCGCAGCGGCGTCATCAGCTTCGTGTTGTCCTCGCCAGCCTCCGCCTCGGCCTGGCTCGCGATAGAACCAGCCACAGAACGCTGCGCGATCGCGAGCACTGCGTCACGCAATTGGGTCGTCGTCGCTTCGTCGGGATTGATGCCAGCTTCCCGCAGCACGTTGAGCACTTCGTCCGTCAGGTCATTCCCCCACTTCGACGGAATCAGCGACCCGATCTGCCCATTGGGATCCTCGTCCACGAATTTCCCGTCTACCAAGCCGACGCCCGGCACACTCTTCGGATAATCCATTCCTATACCTCGTATTCAAAGCGCACCAGCGTATGGGCCGGTGCGTGCTTCCTGATCAGGCATTCAATGCCCTCGGCCGGAATTCGACCAAAGCGCTCGCCCCACACCGTCGCCCCCCAGCGCCGTCCTGCCGCTAGACGGCGGCCAAGATGCACCGTCCAGATGTACTGCTGCTGCCACGTCCCGAAGCGCGATCGGCCGAAACGCGAGCGCCCAAACCGCGGCGCACGATGCTCCTCGATCCACGCATCGGGATAGCCGTTCTGGTGCGCCAGCGCCTCGAAGTACGCAATGCGCTGGCCGCCAACGCCGAGCAGACGCTTGCGCACTGCGCGCTGCCGCTCCTCGAACGACTGCGATGGCCCGAGACATTCGTCCGGCAACGCACATACGCGCTCCCAATCCGGTACGAGTTCGCGCACCGTCGCCGCATCCATCTCGTCGAGCACATCACGCGCGCGTGCATCGATGCGCGTCAACTCCGGCGCCAGACCGGTGAGCGCGCGGTGCACATGAGGCGCCTGCGCCTGGCTCCATGCGGGACCGGGTGGCAGCAGTGCGTGCAGCATGTCCACGTAATCTGATTCATCCCTCACCGCCACGTCACCTCTCCCATCACCGGAATCTCATTGGGCTGCAGCGCGACGTCGTCGGCGGGCTGCAGCAGCTTGTGATCGCGCTCACCGCGTGCGCCGCTGATCGCATATCGAAGATGCGATTCGAGTACCGTCACGCCGAGTTCGCCTTCACGCTCCAGCAAATCCGACAGGCTTTCCACCACGGCCTGGCGCGTTGCCTCGTCATCGGGCGATAGCCGAATATCGAAATCGATCGGCCGCGGCTTCGGCGCGAGCACGTACAGCTCGGCCGTCACCGGGCGCCTGCTCTCGATGTGCGCCCTCACCAGTGCACACGCCTGCTCATCCGGAACCGGGTTGAGATCGTCGTCGCGCATGAAGAACACGCCGACCGTACCGAGCCCCATATAGCGCGGCCGGCACCACGCCCGCGTCACGCCCGGCACCTCCAACGCCCACGTCACGTAGTCGTCGCCGTTTCCGCCATCCGGCACGAGCCGATATGAGCGAATAACCCGTTGGCGCAGTCGATCGATCGACTCCTGATCCGTGCCGCCCGATATGCCCGCGTCCAGCACAACGACCGTGTCCGATACCCCGACAACGGGGGAAACAAACCGCAGCCGCACGCCAGCGGCAACGTTGCCGGCCATGCCCGCATCCAGTGCACGTATCTGGACCTTCGCGGTTCCGGCGCGAATCGCCACGGTCTCGACAACCACGTAGCGTCGCTGATCGTCAGCCTGCAGCAGCGCGCCCGCAT